GCAAATATGAAACCATCGAGCCGAAAATCGAAGCGTTTTTAGAGGTACAGGAAAGTAAGGCGCAACGCGAAGAGCTGGTTTTGGGATTTGTATCGACCAAGACGACCCGCCGAATCTCTGAAGTGATGCGCGATGCGCATGAAGCGGGCGACACGGTCGTTATCTACGGCCAAGCGGGTTTAGGCAAGACTCAGGCGGTCAAAAACTACTGTGAGAAGAATCCCGCCGCCATCCTGATTGAGGCTAATCCGAGCTTTACGGCACTTGTCCTGATGCGCAAGCTGGCGGCAGCGGCGAAGGTCTCCACGGTCGGCAGCCTGAATGATTTGTTTGAGTCTGTATCTGACCGCCTGCGTGATTCGGGTCGTCTGATTGTGGTTGACGAAGCGGAAAACCTGCCATTACGCGCCCTTGAGATTATCCGACGATTGCACGATGACACGGGCTGCGGGTTGGTTTTAAGCGGTATGCCCCGACTGGTGGCGAATCTGCGCGGTAAGCATGGCGAGCTGGTACAGCTTTACAGCCGAGTGTCGGTTGCGCTGAATTTAGGTGATTCGATGCCGGACGAGGAGTTGGAACAGATTGCACGGGCAGCCATGCCGGAAGCTGATGATGAGACGATTGCGGAACTGGTTAAGCATAGCAACGGCAACACGCGACGGATGAGCAAGTTGATGCGCGGCGCGGTACGAACGGCGAATAAAAACGGCATCAAAATGCAATCGGGTATCGTCAAAAAATACTCGTCGCTGATTATTCGATAGGTCGTCTGAAACGGTAAGTCTTTGACAGGGCTATATATTTTTTTACCCTATGATTTTAATAAGTTATTGTTTTTAAAGGAAAACGCAAATGAAAGTTTTAAATAATGTTGATTGGAAGATGTTCGTGGCGCCACGTTTTTGGCGGTGTGTGCCGATTGGAATGGTGGTCGGGGTGTGGTGCTTTGTGGGTGGAATGGCGTTGTATGGCTGTACCCAAGAACCCGAACCGGTTGCGAAAGAGCCGACGAAGGTCGAGGCGATGGAAAGACAGGCGGATTTGGAAGTTTTGAAAACGCAACATGCCTACGAGGCAATGAGTGTGGAGCAGAAGATGGAAGGAGTGGTTTATGAATAAGTTCAGACGTCCAAAACGGGGACTGAACCGAGCCAAGGAATTGGCGTTGAAACGGGCAGTCGAGGAAATCCGCGCCAAGTACGGCGAGCGGGCGATTGTGAAGGGATGGCGCGAGCCAGAAGGGAAGTAAAAATGATGGAAATTTGGATGATTTGGATGATTTTGGGGGCTGCGCTGGGCGCGGTAATCGGGATGTTTATCTACGCGGAAGGCGTCTTGCTTGAAAACGAGCGGCTGCGCGGGATTTTGAGAGTGGAAGTTGCGGCGCGGGAGGTGTTGGAGGCATGGATGGACGCGGCATACCGCAGCCGGAAAGGAGGCGGGAAATGTTAACTAAATTGAAACCCTGCCGAGTTTGCAAACAGATGAAGCCTGAATCGGCGTTTGCGTGGACTTTGGACAAAAACGGGGTACGGAAGCGAACCCAACGTTGCGCGAAATGTTGGGCGGAACAGATGGAAAAAGAAGCCCGGTTGAATATGGAATGGCATCGCGAAAAGCGCGGGACGGTACTTGAGTTTGGACGACCTGCCGTCGCCCGCTCGGTTTGGGGCGATAGCTGGCCCACCGCTCCTGAGATTATGAATAGCCGTTACTGGACGGCAACGGACACTCGCAAAGCGGATGCCGAATGGGCGTTGAAATTTAGGGAGTCTGCGAAATGAGCTTTAAAAGACGGAACAACGATTGGCAGGCATGGGGACAACACCGCCGCCGCGCGACGAAGTTTATGGTGAAGCGAAACCGCGAGCAGGAAGTCGCCGAATATCAGGCGCAGTTTGAAGATAAAGACGGCAAAGGTCGTCTGAAAACGGAAGGAAACAAAGATGAATGAAAAAGACTTGGTCGAATGGCTCGAAGACCGTGGCGATCTGATGGTCATGAAGAGGGACGGCGAGGGTTTTGTAATTGCCGCACGCGCGCCGGACGGTATTTTTAAAACGGCGGAGGCGGCAACACTGAAAATGGCAATAGAAGCTTGGGAGGAAATGTGATGACTACCGGAATGATGATTTATCTATTGGTCTGCGGGCTGATTGGTTTGGCACTGGTGGTTTTGGCACTGATGAGCCTGATTGAAAACTGGTTTAAGCAGCAGACTAAAGCTGTTGTTTTGGATGCCTGCGGTATGTTTTTTGGGTTGGTTGTTGTCCTTGTGGCGTTTTTGGCGATTCTTGGGGTGGTTAAATAAAGGAGCGGACATGAACATCGAAAAATTCAATCCCAAAAAAGACCCTAAATACATTGGCTATATTTTCCGATTTTTGAAGAAAAAATCCAAGTTGCGTGAAGCTTTAGGAGCTTATCCGCGAATTGTTAAGTTTAAAGATGGGTTCGGCTGGTATATCGGCTGGTTTATTGAAGACGGTCTTGGAGACTTTATTGGCAGCAGGATTTGTTACGGCTCCGAAAAAGTTGAGACATTTTGTTTTGTTAAGACCCCTGAAACAGAGGTAGTTGCCGAAGTCAAATGGGACGAATACGAACGTATCGGAGGGTGTGCATTAACTGGATGGCATCACAAATGGGTCTATGCCAATAAACAAACACGCAAATGCCGACACTGCGGAAGATGGGAACGGAAAGTCGTCAAGACCGTTAAGACGGTTGAACGTCGAACGGTATGGGAGAGCGAGTCATGAACATCAAATGCCCGAACTGCGGGGCGGTGCATAGTCTGGACAGCTTAATCAACGATGCCGACGCATCGGCTGTATTGCGGGCTGTGTTGGAGATGGACGCTGAAATGGGCAAGGCGGCGATACGGTATGTCGGCTTGTTCCGACCCGCCAAGTCGCAGTTGAGCTGGGCGCGTACGGCGAAGCTGCTGAATGAGTTGATACCCATGATTAAGGCGCATACGGCGGTACGCGACGGGGTGTCCTACCCCGCTCCCGCCGAGGCTTGGTTGCACGGCTTTAACGAAACCGTCAACGCCCGCGACCAAGGTCGTCTGAAACTGCCCTTAAAGTCGCATGGTTATTTGCTGGAGATTGTCAGCCAGTGGCAGGGTTCGGGATTGCCCTCTCCCCAGTCCTCTCCAACAGGGAGAGTGGGCGAAGGCGGCGCGCCGTCAAAACTGCGGCAAGGTGTGGCAGCCTTGGGCGAATGGGCAGGCGAAGATTGGGCAAAACAGGAAATCGCATCAGGCTTTGCATTGCTTTCCGCGCTCAATCTGCCCAACCGCCCCGCAGCGCAGGATATGCCGGTAGTCGCGGAAATTTGGTATCGGAAACTGATGGAGACAAAAGAAATCGTCTCGCCGGAGTATGACCCGATACGGATTAAGACGGGGTTTAAGGTGTTGCAGGCGGCGGAAACATGGCCGCAACCCGCCGAACTGCTCCGCAACCTGCCGCCACGGTTGATACCCAGGGCGATGCTGGCAAAGCCCGCGCCGGATAAGGAAAAAGGTCGTCAGAAAATGGCGGAAGTGAGAGATGTTTTAAACAAGAAAGGTAAGTGAAATGAAAGAGTATGTTTTTAAAATTATTTCGGAAAATGGGAAGTGTCGCGTCGAGTTGCCCGAAATCAATCTAAACGGTGAGTATCAAGCTCCCGACCTGATGGCTGCGTTGACAACGGAATTTTTAAACAGCGTATGCAGTGATGCCGCCCGAGATACGGAAGGATTTATGAAGGCTGCTGTCACTAATTTAAAAGCATTGCAACTGGCAAGACAGTTGAGAGATGCTGACCGAAAAGTAAACTAAGAAAGGATAAAGCAAATGGCTAAAACTAAAAAAACCAAAACTGAAGCCCTGACTGTGGGCATCCAAGACCGCGCGGACGCATCGGTGCAAATCAAACGCATGGGCGATTTGCAGCGTGAAATCGAGCGTATCCAAGCCGACCACAATGATAATGTGGCCGAGCTGCAAAAACAGGCAGACGAGCGTGTTGCGCCCCTGATGGCGGAAATCAATGCCATTCATGCAGGCGTACAGGCATGGAGCGAAGCAAACCGTGATGCGCTGACAGATGGCGGCAAGGTTAAATTTGCCGACCTGACCACCGGTATCATCCGTTGGCGAAACAACCCGCCAAAATGTAGCGTCAGTGGTGTTGATGCGGTGCTGGCTTTACTGGAGTCCAAGCCCGACTTGGAACGCTTTATCCGCGTGAAAAAAGAAGTCAATAAAGACGCGGTATTAAACGAACCTGAGTTTTTCGCCGACAACCCTGTGCCGGGCATTAAGATTGTGCAGGGTAAGGAGTTTTTCAGTGTTGAACCACATAATCAGGAGTTGATGTGATGGCGAAAATTGTTATTGAAATTGAAGATTTGCCTGATGGAAATATCAGATATGCCTATCGAGGGGATACCAAACTTGAAGACGATGGTACGCCTGCGCAATTAACTTTTATTACTGTGCAAGAGGTAATTCATACCCTTATGGAGATGGGGGAAATAGAAGTGCTTGAAAACGGTAATGATGGTTAGGCAAATTTTTTAAAAGGCATTTAAAAGCCGTCTGAAATGGGGTTTAAAACCTGTTTCAGACGGTTTTTTTATGTCTGTCCGTTTCGCAAAAAAAAACAGTGGCTTACTACAACATATAGTATTTTATCTGTATAATATGCGTTAATTAATCAATATATTGTGTTTTAGGGGTTTGAGATGCGCCGTGCGTTGATTGCGAAAATTAAAATCGCTCAAAAAGAGCTTGGTTTGGATGATGCGACGTATCGCGCGGTCTTGGAGCGTGTGACGGGTAAGCGGTCGTGTACTGAGTGCAGTATCCCTGAGCTGGAGCGCGTGGTCGAGGATTTGCGCCAACATGGGTTTGCGCCGAAAAAAACGGCGGGACAACGGCCGAACCGCCGCGAGTCTGCTGACCCGATGATGCGCAAAATCGAAGCCCTGCTGCTGGATAACGGCTGGTCTTGGAATTATGCGCACGGTACGGCGAAAAAGATGTTTAAGGTTGACCGCGTGGAATGGTTGTCCGACGGCAATATGCACAAGTTGGTGGCGGCTTTGCAGATTAGTGCGAACCGCAAGAAAAAGGAGAAAACGGGATGAGCTTAAATTGGGAGATGACGGAGCAGGATTTTGAGGATGTGAAACATCTGCTGCCGCATAGTGTGGTGGCGCTGATTACGGTTATCGGGCTGGAGGCGGCGTTTCACATGGTTAAGGTTTGGGGCGGGACGAATTACCCGATTTCCAACCGCCGCCGCAATACGCGCCAGAGCCGTATCTTACACGAGCAACTGGTCGAGGACATCGGCGAAGAAGCGGCGGGACGGTTGGAGCGTGCTTATGTCGGGCAGCCTTTCTTGGCAATCCCGCGCTGCTGGGATGCGATGCGCGAACTTCGCAACCGGTTTATCCGCCGCCAATATGATGCGATGAGCGCGGAAGGTTTGAGCGATTTGTTTATTGTACGCGAGCTGGTGTTGGCGCATAAGCTGTCAACGCGAAATATCCGATACATTCTGAAAGAGGCCGACCGCGAAGCGGCGGCAAGGGCGCAGGCTGATTTGTTTGCGGCATGATGGTTTTGTTTTCCTTGTGTGTTTGAGTAGACCTTTTTTCCCTGCCTTCGGGCAGGGATTTTTTTTGCCTGTATTACGCTGAATGCAAGCCTGACGGGGTTTGGGAGTCGTCTGAAAAGGTTTAATGGGGTTTTCAAACTATCCTTTGTTTTTAAATTATCCATTTGAGGTATGTATGGCTCAACAAAAAGAACTCCCTTGGGTGGCTGAAGCGCGAAAGTATATCGGCCTCGCTGAAGTCCCCGGTAAAAACCACAATCCGACCATTTTGAACTGGCTTCATGGCTTGAAAGCTTGGTGGAAAGACGACGAGACACCGTGGTGCGGCGTGTTCGTCGCTCATTGCCTGCGAATCGGCGGGCGAGACATCCCTAAGGATTGGATGCGCGCCAAAGAATATGCCTTTGCCGGTAAACGGCTTACCAAGCCTGCTTACGGCTGTTTGGTGGTGTTTACACGTCAAGGCGGCGGTCATGTTGGTTTTGTTGTCGGCAAGGACAAGGCGGGCAATCTGTTGGTTTTGGGCGGCAATCAAGGCAACCGCGTCAGCATCGCGGCATTTCCGACGTCCCGCGTGGCTGCGTATGTATGGCCGTCTGTCGGCGGTGCGCCTCTTGACCCCACTCCGGAGCGTTACAACCTGCCATTGGGCGGTGCGGCAATGAGCAGGAGCGAGGCATGAAAAAGGCTTTAATTGCTTTGGCATTGGCGGCATTGAAACCGCAGGTGCCTGAATTTGAGATTAAACCTGCCCGCGTGGGCAATCTGAAACAACATCCCAGCCTGCGCTTGGGTAAGTCGGGCGTAGCGGCTGCCAAACGCGCAGCGCGTAAACGCAAGAACCGTCGTTAATCATGGGACAGGTTGCGTTTTACGAAAAGATGATTGAGCAATGGTCGCGAAAAAGCCGCGAGGCAAGCGAACGGGCAGATTTGGCTGCATTTGAATTTGCGGAGAGCGAACTTGCCAATTATCGGGAAATGCTGAAACGGCATCTGCAAAACGGGAGTGTGAAATAAATATGCGGATTTTCGACATTTTTAAAAACCCTGCGACAGGTAATGTGTCGCACTCGAAACTGTGGGCAAACGTCGCCTGCGCGGCGGGGACGGTTAAATTTGTGATGTTGCCCGATCCGTCGGCGGAAATTTGGGCGGTGTATTTGGGCGTCGTCGGCGGATACGCCGTAGCGCGCTCGTTGGTCAGTGTCAAACGGCAGGAGGTCGAGAATGACGCTCAAACTGTTGACGAATAAATGGGTGCTGAGTGGCTTGGCTGCTATCTTGGCGCTGATTTTGACGGCATCGTATCAGCAAGGCTACAAGACGGCATACAACAAACAGCAAGCAGTCATCGACAAGATGGAAAAAGACAAGGCGGAGGCCTTGCGTCTGTCGGCGCAAAACTACGCGCGCGAGCTGGAACAAGCCCGCGAGGAAGCAAAACAATCTGAAGCCAAGGCGCACGCCGTCGGTGTGGCATTGGCACAAAAGCAGGCGGAAGTCAGCCGTCTGAAAACGGAAAATAAAAAGGAAATCGAAAATGTCCTTACTCAAGACCGTAAAAATGCAAGCGGCGGTTGTATTGACGGCTTTGGCCATCACGGCCTGCAGCTCTACAAGCGCGCCCTTGGCTACGGAAATTAAGGTTGTCGAAAAGGCGATCATGCCGACACCGCCCGCCGCATTGATGGTCGCGCCGGTGCGCCCGAATGCACCGAAAGACGGCAAGACGGCAACGCTGCTCGAACACGCCGCTGAGTTTGGTGGCTATGTTGCCGAGCTTGAGAACCAAAATCAGGCTTGGCGCGATTGGGCGGGCAATCACTCCCGCAAAGTCGGCGACTGACAAAAAAAGCCCGCGTAGGGCGCGGGCTGAGGGTGAAAGCGGATTTTATACCTCTTTTACAGGGGTAGCGGCAGTAGTGCTTTTCAGCAAATCGACTGCGTGCTGGCAGTTTTGCTTGCTGGTGTAGCCTTCGCCCTGAGCGATGATTTCATGGTTGGCGGCTTTCAAACGCCAACGGTATTCGCCTTTTGCGTCTTTATAGATTTCAAAATACATAAGGTTTCTCCTATGAATGAGTACACGTTTTCTTACCGCTTTAACGGCAAGTCCTGGTCATTGAGCATTTGGGCGGACAGCCCTGAAGAAGCCAGGGCGAAATTTCGGGCTGCACGAGAAAATGCGCAGTATGACGGCGAAGTTGTAGCAAAGATTTATACATTTGTAAATATTTCGTGGGTTAAGAAATTGTACAAGCGGACAAAATATTTAATGGGTATCAAAGAATGACCTACCGTGAATTAGTTGAACGTCAGTTGGCTGTGCGCCATGCCGATTTGGAATTGGGCTTAAGCCGTGCACGTGAACAAGAGCCGTTTGTCATCCATGTTTCCAATTTGCTGGATAAGGCAGGGTTTGAATATACGGTACGGATGGATAAGGATTTTCAGACGACCTTTAACCTTGAATATCCAAATACAAACTACGACACCTTTAAGCGTGCAGTTTGGCAGACGATTTCGGCGTATTACTGCGTTTGTAACGATGGAGATGGACTCGAAATTTTCAGCAATCGCCCTGACGGCCACTCCGTCCGTATCGTATTCGGCGATGTGCCGGTTTAAGGGGGTTTTAAATGGACTTTGAATTTGGTTTTAAAACCCTGTGGCCGATTGCGACTGCCGCGTTTTGGTTTTGGGTCAACGGTATTTCAGGTCGTCTGAAAGAGGCGGATAAGCGCATTGACGATCTGAAAGAGGAGCTGCACGCGGTCAAACTCTCCTATCACACCAAGCAGGATGCCCAAGCCGACCGCAAAAATATCGCGGCGTCTTTGGAGCGCATCGAAAACAAACTTGAAAAAATGAATGAAAAATTAGACAGGAAAGCGGACA